ATAATGAGTGATATATTTGTAGATAATATTAAACATCAATCTTCACAAGGTAGTGGCACAATTACTTTAGGAGCGAGTGGTGAAAAGATCACAACTGCAACTGGAGCAGAGTTTAGTCAAGTAACAGGTCATAATTATCCTGGCTTTCATGTTTTTTTAAATTCAGACCAAACTGTAAGTGATGCTACAGGAACAAAAATTACTTTTAACACAGTTTCTTATGATACCGCAGGTTGTTGGGACGCAACAAATTATCGTTGGACACCTAACAAATCAGGTAAATACATGATTTATGGACAAATATATGCTGCCGCAGGTAGCGCCAATGTTGTCGATAGAGCTTACGTTTACTTATATAAAAATGATTCAACCATTGTAACTTTACAACAACAATATGGAAATAGTTCAGAGGAAGGGTCTGTTTGGTCGCCAAGTTTTCAAATTGTACATGAGTTAAATGGCACAAGTGACTTTATTGAAATGTACGGTTTCATACAAGTTGCATCTACCACACCAAGATTTGATGCAAATGGAAATCAAGAAAGAAATTGTTTTGGAGCATACAGGATAGGAGCATAATGGGAACAATTAAAGCAACAAATATAGAACCAATCGCGGACAACGGCACAGTAACCCTGGGTAGTTCTGGAGATCAATTTACTTTG